CAAAGACTCTATCGACCAATGCCTGTGGCATGGGGATGTCTATTATTATACCGTCTGCAAACTTGGTGAAGTAGCGACCAGCAGCGTCCTTGAAGAGAGTAACTCCCCCAGCAAATTCTGCATGGGGGAGCTTCTCATTCAAATCTTCTGTAGCTAACAACGAAAACTCTGCGAGAATCTTGTTGTATTCTTCCACACTGTCAACCTCGTCCGCCTGCAATGCAAGCGAACTCATTTGATCGTAGATATCCTTCTCGAACGAGCGAGAGAACGGGGTATTTCCGTAGCTACCGGATATCAGATTACCTATCACATTAATAGAAATCATAATGGTGGATTGAATTCATGTCGTTGTTTCATCTCAAGGTACGCACGGATCTCGTTCCAGAACTTATCGTTGTGGTCACGATCGTGCGGGAAGTTGATACGTTCAAAGAGTGGATATAGTGGCTCAAGGAATTCCTCCAAGTACTGACCAAGTGTGTAAATGTCGCTGTCTGCAATCGTACAATCTGCATCCGCAACCTTAAACAGCTCCATGGACTTCTGGGCAACAGCCTGCTCATCGTGATCGTCGAGCATGAAGGTCTGCAACTCGTGCATCTTCTTCATGAGATCGATAATCTCTTTGTATTCAGGCTGCTGAGTTTCCCAGTAGTGTCTGTGTCTGCGGTACTTATCGTAAGGCATCAGCTTGTTTAGCACATCTCTGTACTTAGGGTCAACATTACTCAGCTTTTCAAACCAAGTAGGGACATGAGGCAACATACATCCTGTTGCCCACTCTCGAACTTTATCGTGCATACTCCATTTGTTTTCATGTAGGGTAGAAAAGAACTCACTGATGTGCTTGGCATTGGTTCCTGCAAGCTTCTTAGACAGTGCAGCTGATACCTTGTATAGCTGTATGTCTGTGACCTTTGCAGGCTCCTCGTCTACACCACCGATCCAGAGACCACTGTAATCGTTACGGAAGCGAATAGGCCTGAACTCTGTGAACACTGGGTTCGGGTTCATGCTGCCATGCACATCCGCGTTAGCATACATGTGGTAGGTGCTGAGTTGTGGGTAAACGCCACGCCAGTTAGGAACTGTAGGGGCGCAGATAGTTGCAGCCAACTTCAGCATGTGTTCATCTTCACCTGTGCCATAGAATGTTTCTATGTCAGTGTTTTGAATCAACTGAAGTGGTGCCTCCACTTTGTCCCATGTCCAATCTGAAATACTATTAGCCCACTTACCATCACCAGTGTGGGGACGACGAAGCGTGTAGAGGACGACCTCGTTTGCTTCTTTACGTCTTTGTTCTGGTGTCATGTAGCGGTACCTGTTCTTCAGATCTTCCTGTTGTTCTTGTTTCTCGAGAACCTCGTCAAAATCTTCCGGCACTTCTATCTCATCATAGTCGAACCTCACCATAGGCGAATCCTCAATGAGCTCCCAATTAGCTGCACGATTGAGATTGATGGAGTCAATCTTTGCTTGCACCTTTGGGTCATTGTAAACATTCGTTGGGTGATGTTCTGTGATGAGAGTAAGGGTTCCACCTTGCAGCAAGTACAGGTCCTTGCGTGCTGAGGGGTTGCCTTGAACGAAGTACAGGTTTTCCCAATTGACTTGGCTCCATCCTACGTCTTCTCTTTCTATCTGATACTTTCCGTTCTTCCAAACCTTAGACACGTTGCGGACTTTGTAACCCTTGAGGATACCACCAGGGGCGGCAAAGGTTATACCCGTACGAAACTTAGGCTTGATACTTTCTTTGTCTACCATCTCACCGAGTTGTCGAAGCACACTGTCGTTTCCGTTATTCTTGTAAATAACCTCACTGCACTTCTTCACCCATGTGAGAAAATCATCTTCGTCTAACTGTTCTTCAATTACATTGGCTGCGTCTTGAGCTGCCCTCTCAATAGCACCCTGGATATACTTCTTCGTGTGTTCATTCCATATAACTTTCTCTCGTGATGGGGTGACTTCAACGCCGTCCTGGACTACGACTTCGTTACCATCCTCATCCATATACGCCTGTCGGGCTGGGCACTTGATACCCACTGCACCCCACAGGTGTTCCATCTCGAGCTCTTTGAAGTCCACATAGCCATAGTTGATTCCCGTAGTGGCTCCTGGGGATTTAACCATGACAATGTGGGGCTTTCTCCAAGCCCAAGTATCTGAGACGATAAGGTTATTAGAGTTGTAGAGGACATCACTCCGAACACTCCTATCCATCTCATGACCATCTTCATACACATACTTCACCTGGACGTTGTCGATGTAGTTCAGCTGGTCCTGGACTGCATCAATGAACTTCGTACGGTTGTGTCGTTTCACACCGAACGAGACCTTGGTGAAGTTTGGTGAATTAGTATTCATGTAGTTGACCTGTGTCCCATCGCTGAATGTGATGTGACCATTGGCCTGGAACTTCCCAATCAGGAAGTCCGTCTTGTAGGCAAAGCAGTTCATCTTGAACAGCTTCCCGTTGTGTGCTGTCTCCACAGTGTAGAAGTCTACACCAGTAGAGAGAGGGACCTTAGCCCCTAGTCCAAAGGCCCCGAAGTTTTCCGCTGTGTTTCTCTTTGTTGAGAATCCCAGCTCGAGGTAACCTTCGAGTCTCGACGCGCCAATACCCACGCCGTAATCAATAACGCTGAAAACATCACAATAGCCAGTGCCGTCATTCTCTTTGTATCTGACGATAACGTTGTTGTTATCTGCGCTAAGATACTCAGGATCATAGTAGTCTGGTGTGAAATTAGAGTCAACATACTGCTCATCGTTACGGGTAATGTAGTAATCTTCGACTGCCTTCTTGCCTGACAGTATCTCCAACGCAATCTCTTTCTCACGTTGTGAATCGCAGGCGTTTGTCACCAGCTCACGTACGGTCGAAGGTATTGGGGTAGAGTATTGTGAGGACTGAAGAACATCGAAGACAAGTTTCTCAGCGGACTTGTTGATCCGCTTCTGGACGCCAGCAGAGTTGCTCTGCACAGCAGTCCCAATTGTCTTAATGCTCATAGCTGTAAATAAAATGGCCCTTACAATACTGTAGGGGCCATGAGTTCGAGAATCTTCTGTATCGTCTCGATGTTTTGTTTTTGGTTCCGAGGAACAAACAACACCGGTGGGTCAGGTGATTCCATTAATAGTTTCTTGAACATCTTCCACTTGAGTGGGAAGCGTTCGTTTGCGAAGCCTTTGCACTCTATGATCCATCGACCCTGTGGGTCTACGAAGTCAGGAGTGTATGTGATATCACGGACTTTGTACTTCTGCTTGTCCTGATATCCTGTCTTGCCATTGTCCTCGTAGGACTCATTGCCATAGTGAAAGCCCTCCATGAGGACATACTTCTTCTTCTCGTAGTTCGCAGGTATACCTGCATCCCTGAGCTGTCTGTAGCAGTGAGCCTCGAGTAGAGACCTAAACTTAATTCCGTCTACTTCTTTTGACTTAGCGTTACGTACTTTCTTTCGGCTGTTTCTTGCTCCGGTTCTCTTCCCTCTCGATGACATGCTTTGCTTCTTCTAATCCATGATCCCTTACGAGATCAGAGATATCTTTTGATCTATAGTACGAAGGTATAACTAAATTGTCAAGCCCGTACTTGTCACAAATCCTCGCAGCCATAGTCTGACCAGGGTTACGAGGGTTGTCAAAGTCATTGTCGTAGAGAACGATTACTTCTTTGAAGCGCGCTTTCGCCTCGGAGATGGTTTCTTCCCTTGGCATAAGCATCTCTGATTGTAGAGCAATGGATGGGTAGCCAAGCACTGCCAAGCACATGATATCCTTGAGCGAACTTGTGAGAAATAGAGTCCCACCGTTTTCAGGTAGCTGATGATACCCTTGTACACAGTACGAATCCACATTAGAGCTCCATTTAAAATCTCTTTCAAGCGGACGGTAAATCTTATAACCGCAGTCAAAGCGGTAACGATAGCTGATACTATTGCACGAAAAACGTTGTTCATTGATCCAGTAGTGTGTGATAGGGTGAACATCAAATATAGTCAAGATTTTTTTACTGATCCCGAACTGTCCCCAGTAGTCTGAGTCTTCTCTGTTCCATGCCCTGATTCGTACCTGAATCTTCGACCTCCGTTTTTCCTGCGGTACTCTTGTCTCTCCTTCTCTCCTTTGTACCAACTCATTCCGAGCGACCCCAGTATGCAGGCCCAGCCCAAAAGACTGATCAATATGTATAAGTGTTCCATAGAAATCTAAATTGTATTTGTAACCAATGTATGAGAAGCAATCGAAGCTGTGCTCTGGGCAACCCCAGTCCTTGTACAGCAACCTCTGGTTCCAATCAATGATGTGAACTGTAGGTGAGTTGTCTTCGCGCAGATCGCTCTTGAATCTTTTGCCTGTGTCTTCGAAGTTTGGACAGAAGTGTTTGAATATCTGATACTCTGATACCTTGCTTAGTATTGTGTCTTTGTCTAGGGTCTCGTTGCTCTTTCTTGAATGTATCATGGTATAGTAGGGCCGGACCTACAAATATAGACCCGGCCCCCTAACATCACGTCCAAAGATCGTCAGCAGTCTCCGTAGGAGTCTCTGTTGTCTCTGTAGGTGTCACCAACTCAGGCGAGTACAGGCCGAGCTTCAAGTCAGAGTTGTAATCTGCATTGAATGTGCCATACTCGTCGTTCAACGACTTGACAAACAACTGATCACGCTGTGGCTTGAGGCGACCAAAGTGTCTGGTGTAGACAGCTTGGTACTTCTCATCCTTCACGCCCATCATGACACGCAACTTGTTGTCTTTGAGCGCAGTCACCAATGACTTCAACTCAGTGACGTTGCCTTTGACAATATCATCGATAGTATCAAATGAGCATTCACCATCGTTAGGGATGTTAGCCCATGCCTTGATGAAGTTGATGAGTGTCTCCTCGCCGGGGTAGGTGCGACGCACACCCTCTTTCTTGAACCAGTCAGGAGCAGTGTCTGGCTTAGTAGCCCATGTCACCTGACCATACTTGTTGGTGATTTGGAACTTACCAGTAGAGGACTCCTTTCTGTGCTCGCTACCAACGAGTATGTCAAACCTCGTGGTGAAGTTGAACTCTTCGTTGTGAATCCAGAACACGAGCTTACCAGTCTTGTCCCCCATGGAGACTTCGTAGTTAGGCTCAGTGCGCATGTTCACACCAATAGATGCGAGCTCACCAAGGTTAGGGTTGACAGCAACTACACGAACAGGTGCAATGCCAGAGTACAGGGGTATGCCCCCACCTGCGACTTGTACGTCGGAGGAATTAGATTGAATAGCCATCAGTAATCGTTTTCTGCGGTGTTGTCTTGAACTTCTTGAATGCTCTGGTCGAGGGTAACCTGTGTAGTAGCAGTGTCGTCGATGAGCTGAACGCGCATCACTCTCTGCCGCTTCACACGAATACCCTTCAGCTTTGGGTGGGAGAAGATCTCCTTAGCCTCAGCGATTGTGAGTCCGTACTTCTTACGAATCTCGTCACGGCTCATCCCATCATCCTTGATGTGGCTCACGAGCTGTGAGATTGTCAACACTTGTGGTGTCTCCTCTTGTGTCACTTCTGTTGTGACATCTACTTGTGCGTCAATAGACATTGTGAATCAGTTTAATCGATGAAAATTTTACCCCAGTCCAACGGTGCATCCATTCCTCTAAGATGTTCGCAGCGTGAACCAGCAGTGTCATCGTTCGTAGAATCGAACGAAATCTTTGTGGTGTTGTCACCACGGTACACGTAGCCAATAGCATCAGCATTAGCACATGCAATCTCACGAAGCTTGCCGGACAGTGACAAGTCATTCGCTTTGACTTCTTTGCCGTTCTTCGTCAGGTACTTGTCCTTCAGGTGACCGACAAAGATGACGTGGTCTGCAAGCTTAGACAGATTGAAGAACCACTTCATGAAAGCCTTACGAAGGTAGAGGTAGCCAGCACCCTGGGGCAGAGTAAGGACAGATAGCCCCTTGTTCTGGGGGTCAAAGTTCTTACCCATTGGGGTAGCCTGGTACAACTTCTTTGCCTCCTCCTCACACCACACTTCCAGTTGTGTGATGGTGTCGATGGCAATGTACTTGTAAGGTTTCTTCTCACCCATAATAGCTTTCCCAACCTCAGCCAACTCGGTGAGAGAGTTGACCTTGATCTTAAGTGCGTCCACCATGTCTGACCCGTCCTCCAGGTCGATGATGAGACAGTCCTTAAGTTCTGAGAGAGCCGTGGTCTTA